AAGCATCCTGGCCGCGTGCAAAGGCGGCGTTGTCGGTTAAGTCACAATCAAGTCCTTATATCCGCAATGGTGGCAATACACCGCCATGCCCCATTCATCCGGCTTTATTACCATGCACTTCTCGCGCAACTTCTTGCGCGTGGCGCTGCACTGGGGGCAGGTTGTGCGGTTGCCGGATGAGGGCGGCGTGATGCCCGCGAACATAAGCGCGGTGGCGTCAATCATTGGCTGGCCCCTTTCTTGGGTGCAAACACTGTGACGATATGCCCGCGCGCCTTTTCTTCTGCGCAGTATTTGTCGCGCTCTTTGTTTGTGCTGAATGGCGCATGGGTAGTCATAAGATGCCCATCACTGTCGCGCGACTCCGCCGCCCATCCTAGCGCTTGGATTTCGGCGGTGTTGGTTAGGTGTACCGGCTTTGGGTTTTCCATATCACTTACCCCCGATCAAATCACCCATCCCCGTATTCGCCCAATGCGCGGCGTCTGCGTGGGACTGGGCGGCGGCTTGGGCGGATTCTTCGGTGCTGAACTGTCCTAACTTGCCAGCCGTTTTGTTGTCGATCAGGATATACCAAATCTCGCCGTACCCATCATCGAAGTCAGATTGCGCAACGGTATATCGCGCGATTGCGCCCATAGCACTTCCACGCAGCCAAACCAGCGGCTTAGGCCCGCACAGGTCCAGCACGGCGGCGGCTGATTTTTCATACTCATTGCGCAGGAACGCCCACTCTTTTTCGTGAACATCACCAGCACAGGTCCAAGGTGCGGGTAAGCGACCACTGCCTTCCGTGCAGTAAATAGCCTTCGCCAGCGCCTCAATCATCTTTTCGCGGTTCATGGTTTTGGTCCTTTGAGTTGTGCGAGGGCGGCGCGGGCTAAATTGCACGTTGATTTGTGAGCATAGGCTAGAGTTTCCGCGCCTTGATCCTCCGCATTTGCCTCTACACCGTAAACATTTGATGCGTGGGCAATGCGGTCCAACGCATCCACCAGCGCAGCCACACGCGGATCGGCCATGATCTGCGCGGGCGTGGGTGACAGGTCTGCTGGGATAAGGGCGAGGATTGCGTCAAGGTCTTCAAATCGCGTGATATGTCCAAGGCAGGCAGCCGCATCACGCAGCCCCTTGGCGTAACCTTGTGCGTGGATGGCTTCGAGTTGGGCGGATAGGGCGGCGTAGTCTGCGTATGTGACGTATGTGACGTAATCGCCGGATTGGTCCTTACATACCGTGGCTAGGCCGCCGTAAGTGGCATAAGGGCTTAGGCGTTCAACAGCGGCGGTGGTTGTGTCGGCTAACTTGGTCCTGATTTGGTCAAGGGTTTCGCGGGCGAATGATTTGCTTGTGTCGGTCATTTCAAAACCCCTCAATATGTGGGTTGTTGAGGGCATCAACCGCGCCCGCATAGGCATGGCTAAACGCAATCGCCGCCAATGCCATGCCAAATGCTACGCAAAGGATGACAAGCGCAAATTTGGCGCGGAAACGATCACTGCGGATCTGCGCGGCATTCATGCGGGCCAGCATGGCGTTATTGTGAGCAGGCAGTTTGGATTTTTCTGGACCTGGCATCGCCGCGATAATACGATACGCATCATCAAGCGCGGAATCCGGCGTGTCGCCTTTGGCTATGTCAATCATTTCGTAATCGCCACCGTTCCATCCGCTATAGAGCGTGACCGTGCATTGATCGACGCGGATGCATAGAAACGGCGCAAGCCAAGGTTTATTGCCCGTCTTTTCCAAAATGGCCTCGTCAAGGGCATAGAGCCGCTTTGTGATTTCTTGAATGTTCATAGTCCTGCATCCTTCATTTGTTCAAGTTTCCAATCGCCGTATCCATCCAGCCAATCTGCGGCGGCCTCATTCAGCAATACATTCAGCGTATCGCCGTCAAGATCATCGGCCCACGGGCCGTAATGATCGGGGCAAAGCAGGTGTAGCGCGGCGCTAACCTGTGCAACGGTCAAATTGCGTTTGTTGATGGTGACGCTTTCAAGGCATCCGCTTTCCGCGTCATAAATGCCATAGGCGTCAATCTGGACATCGCCTGCCTCGATCAGCAAAGGCGTTGTAACGCTAGACGGGCGCGAGAATGTGTGGCTTTTCATGTTTATTGCTCCTTTTTTTCCGGTGAACTTTTTACAAGTTTGAGCAGCCTTTCACTCTGACGAAATCGTGCATCATTTTTGTAAAATGCATATGTTATGGCGCTGATTGATGGATCATGGGCCGCACGTTTATGGGCCTTGGATGTGCGGACATCATTGGCGACCCATGCGGCATAGGCAGCCATACATGCTGCATTGCCTACATTGAAGGCGGCAAGTGCTGCATCTGAGGCGGCATCTGCTGCAAGTGAATTTGAGACGGCATCTGCTGCAAGTGAATTTTGGCCGGTGCGGACGACATAGGCGGCACTGGCGGCACGCCTTGCATCTGCTTTCGGCCAATCTTTTCCGTTTGCGAGTAAATCCATGCCTGCAATTACCGGATCAATTACGGATTGCACTTTGACTGTAGTTGTTGGCAGCGCCCGCAACTCAGCGGCAATGAATTTCCAAATCACAAAGCTAAGGTTTTTGCCTTTTGCCGACTTCTTAATTTCTTTCAAATACGCCTTAGCGCCGCTATCCGTCATACTATAAGTCAATGACTTGGCTATAGCTTTGATCTGTCTTTTCATGGTCAATTCCTTTCGTGGGTTGGTGGGGCGCTATGGCCCCGCGTTTTGTTTAAGTTTGTCGATTGATACCCCCCGCAGGGGGTACTATCGAAAAACTTAACGTTATTCAGCCCTTATGCGACCAAGCGTTAAAAGTAAAAGGACGGCATGTGGAAATCGCTTTATCGTAGGCGGCAAATTGTGCATTTTCCCCGAAATAAGGTCCCATAACTTGGCAATTGTCAGTATAAACCAAGATGATGGAGTCCGAATATTCGGTCGGATTGTTTGAGATTGCGCAGACGTTCAAAAACTCATTCAATTTCATGGTCTCAATCCTTTGTTTTGCGTTTCGTTCCTTGCAATCACCTTATGCAAACCTTTTGCGCGGATCAATAGAAAAATGCGCTTGCGTAATCTTTTTTCGGGATGTAATTAAATCACATGAAAAACACATCGCACATCATCGATGCCGCCGGGGGCAGACAAGCCGTGATCGACGCGCTAGGCATCAAGCTTCGCGTGCTTCAACATCACATCCAGCACGGGCAACTGCCATCCGTTTGGTTTTGGGTGTTGGAAGATATGGCAAATCAGCCCCTGCCCCGCAATCTTTTCTCTTTCAAGCCACCCCGGCGCGGCGGGTAATCCGTGCATCCTCCTTGGGTTGGACCTGGCCCCGCTTCGGCGGGGTCTTTTTTTACCGCAAACCCCATAGCCGTTTTACCTCGGCCTCAACGCGAGGTCTAATCGCTGCCGGTATTCTGCCAAGCATGTTGCGCCGATCCCCTTTATTCGGCGCGGCCAAGATCGTCTTTGCCGCCTCAAATATCTGCATCCGCGCCCATGATCGAATAGCGTCCGGCGCATCATCCCAAGCGACGCGACCCATCAGCAGATCCTCCAATTCCTCACTTGGCCGCTTGATATGCGGCGCGCCCCTATATGGCACTGAACCGCCTCCAATATTCCAAGGCATCCCACGCGGCCACACAGCCAAGCGCCACGCACGCAAACCCGCCTGCGGCATGTACCGCCGCCAGATATTCGACCTGCCCGTCCTGCCACGCGCTTTGCGTCCTATCCGCGCGTTTTAATTCACACACAAACGACACGCGCGCCGGGATGATGATGTCAGACGCCCCGGCGGTCATGCCCTCGGCGGCATGTTTGGCCACGCTGGAAAACTGCCCGCGCGTTTTCAGCCCTTCATTGCGCGGATGAATTGCCAGCGCGCCGAGCGTGTCGGGATATTCGCGGCGCAGGCGATTGAAAAAAGACACCTGTTCGACCGCCTCAATCGGGCATTTCCCACGAAAGTTTTGATCCCCGAAAACCAATATTCCATTTGGCAGATTATTCAGCTGCATGTTTTATCCTTTCATCCGGCGCGACATCTGCGGGCCGATTATATCCGATCACTTCAAAAAACCCCGTGTCCGCATTCTTGCGATATGTCACAGTGTCGGGCTTTTCGTCGCCGTTGTCAGTCGCATTGCAGAAATCAATCCATTGCTTTTGTCCGCGCGAATGGCTTGCCTCGGTCTGAAGCCAAACCACGAATTGCCGATACGGCGTTCTAAACTCAACCCGCATTGTCGGATTGCCAGCGCGCGACACTCCAGGCTTGCACTCCATGCCGATCACTTCATCCGTTTGCAGCTTTGTCGGGTCTTTCTTCAGCGCCTTGAAATCCATCACAAGCTTTTCGTTCGGGTCTACAATCTCGCCTTTGCACTCGCAGCAATACCGCGCCGCAATGTCGTTCGGTGCCTCACAATGCGGGCATTCTTTGCTTGTCCAGCGATATCCACAACGATCATATTCGCCGCGCGCGCCAGTCTGCACAATGCCCATGCAGCGCCGCCCCCAATGGCCAGACAACGGCCCGTATTCCGTCATGACCTGAAGCCCATACAGATCGAGGCAATATCCAGCCGCGTCTTTTTTGTACTCGAGCAAATCCACCTTTGCCGAAAACAGGTTTTTCGCGCCGCATTCAGGGCATGTGCATTCCAACCCGCCTTCACCGCTTGGGCCTTTGCCTGCCCGCACCACTGGCGCAAACAAGTCACCGTCGGGGCAATGGTCGGCAAGGTTGGTCGTATAATCCAAAATCAGGCAATCGGTCTTTCCGTCATCAATCCGCAAACCGCGACCGATGATCTGCTGCAAAAGCCCGACGCTTTCCGTCTTGCGCAATAGGGCAATAACATCGACGTGCGGCGCATCAAAGCCGGTTGTCAAAACTGACACATTGACCAGGTATTTAATCCGTTGCGCCTTGAACGCCTTTAGAATGCGGTCGCGCTCTTTTTTCGGCGTTTCGCCCGTGATCAGCGCCGACAATTCTGGCGGCAGGCTTGCCATGACTTCATTGGCATGTTGCACCGTGGCCGCGAAAAACATCACGCCTTTGCGGCCTTGCGCTTGCATCACAACATCAGCCACGATTGCCGCCGTCTTGCGCCCGTGGCCGTGGTAAGCCTGATCCACAGCGCCCGCGTCAAACTTTCCCATGGCATTGGCTACCAGCGCGCCGGTATCGTATCCAGTGGCCCCCGTTGCGCCGATAACGGGCGGAGTGAGAAATCCAAGCCCGATCAATTCACGCGCCTGCACCTTGTAAACGCATTTCACAAAGTACGGCTCGCGCGCCACGTCATCGCCATTGATTGAGCCATCAGGGTGCATCCGAAAGATATAGCCGCTGCCCAAGCGATACGGCGTGGCTGTCATTCCGCAAACCCGCAAGTTGGGATTGGCCTCGCGCATGGCGTCAATGATCGAGATCAAGCTTGGCGTCAGGCCGTGGCATTCGTCAACAATCACAAGCCCATATTCCGCACCAAAGCGGCTAATGCGGTTCTTCACGGTCAAGGGCGATCCGAACACGACCGGGTGCCGCAATTCCTTTCCGCCCGCGCTTGCCGAAAACATCGACGCCGGATTGCCTGTTGCAAGGTATTTGGCGCGGTTTTGCACGACCAACTCGGCGCTGGGCGCAAGGCATAGCACGCGCTTGCCCGTGCTGGCGTGGATCAACCGCGCCAATTCGGCAATCATCAGCGACTTGCCCGCGCCCGTTGCTGCCTCGATGCAAAACGGCGACACGCTGCCCCGCATAAAAGACCACGCGGCATCAACGGCGGCTTGTTGGTATGGTCTTAGTTGCATCACTTCACCTGCCATGAAAATGACGGCTTGCCGCGATATGGTTCAAGATCCGCCTTTGGTAGCATATCCTTGATTGCCTTGGCGTAGCTGATTGATCCTTGCCGATCAACGCGCGTCAAATTGCGCCCCGCGAATACCGCGTTTTTATCGCCCGCAATCCGTACCATTTCCGCGATCAATTCCGCCTTGCGCTCTTTCGCACGATCCTCGGCCTCTTGCATCTGGTCATATTCCGCCATGATCCGGTGCGCTTCTGGCGTGTCAATATCCGTGCGCTTTGGTGCCAAATGGACATCAGCGTTATGCTTCAATTCATGCAAATATTCCGCATAGAATTGGCGCAGGATAGGCATGTTTTCGGCTTGCCATTCATCGCTTTTCGGCACCAATTCGCAAGCCGTTCCTTTTGGAGACCATTGGAAAAAATACCAAGCCAAGCGGCTAGTCACCCACATGCTAAATTGCACCTGCGCAAAATAATGCGGTTGATCTGCCAGTGTTTTGAATTGCGGCTTGTCATCCTTGCGCAAGCTAAACGGGCATTTGATTTCAAGCCCGACACAATTGCCGATCAATCCGTCAGGGCTGCACCCGTCCCAGTCCTCGCGGGTGACAAAGCCAACGGGCCTTACCGTATGACCCGTTTCCATTTCAAACTCAATCAACGCACCGGATTCATTGTTGACGCCGTATTTGGTCGCAATATTGCCATCAAACTCGTTTTCAGCGCCCAAGGCTTCCCGCACCATGCGGCGCATCACATCGGCGCGCGTGGCATACGGTGCCAACCCCAAAATCGCCCCGACGCTCGATGCCGTAATCCGGCCCTTGCGCGCGTCAAACCATTCGCTTGTCCGTTGTTCCATTTCCGTCTATCCTTCGGTTTCATGTTTCGGAAAACTTGCGCGGGGCGGCTTGAATGCTCAAGCTAATCGGTCGCCACCTTCGCCCCGCGCGTCTTAGTTTGTCAGATCAAAATGGAATTTCATCGTCCATATCACGCCGACCAGATCCACCGCCGCTTTGCGCAGGCTTTGGCTTTGAAGGTGCCGCCGCCTTGACATCAATGCCCTTGGATTTTGGCGCAACAGCGCTCACCCAATTCCCTGAAATAACGCCGCCAGTTTGCCGATCCTCGACTTCCCAAACGCGCGCCGTGATGATCATCGGCTTATTGCACAAGTGCAGCGCCAATTCATCATCACTTGGCTTGCCTTGCTTCATGCCCAATTTGCCGCCCGCGTTGGCATCAATCGCCGCCAGCATCTTGCGCGCCTTGTCGCGCTTTTTCATTGCCCTATCTTGATCCTTCACACTTGGATCAAAGTCCGTCACCCAAATCTTGTGGAAAATCTTGCGGTTCGCGTATTCGTCAGGCGACACAATCGACCACGTGGCCTTGATGTATTCAGCTCCGCTGCCGTCCTGTTGCGTATTTGCCCATACAACGCTGTCGATGATTGCCAGCACGTTTGACCCGTCGGGAATCGGATCAAAGTTACCGCCACCGCCGTCAAATTCCTTCGCGCCATCATCAATCGCGCTGCCGCCTTCTGATAAATCCCAAAATGCCATTTTACTCTCCTTCGGTTTCTGTTGTTGTTTCGTCACTTGTCGCAAGCCAGCTTTCGCCAGCCACAATATCAGCCCCGCCAAGCGCAGGAATGACCGCCGCCAATGGATTGACGCCCGGCACAAATTCCAGCGGATCCGT